TTGCCTGTACACCGTTCGCCGTTTGGAGTTCTGTGATGAGACCCTGTTGCACGGTATTCGCCGTCTCTAGGATTGTGATCCGACCATCATTTGAAGAGAGATCGGTCGTAAGATTGGTAATCAGAGTCGCTTGTACACCGTTCGCTGTTTCTAAATCCGCTATTCTACCTGTATTCGAGGTGACATCCGTTCGGAGATCTGTTATGAGAGTCCCCTGGACCGTATTCGCAGATTGGAGTGAACTAATGTCAGAAGCGCGTGTGACATCCGCACCTTCTAGGTTAGTTATACGAATTACATTATCCGTGAGATCTGTTTCCAAAGAAGAAATTCTACCTGTATTCGAGGTGACATCCGTTCGAAGATTGGTAATCAGGGTCTCTTGAACGGTATTAGCCGATTCAAGGACGGAAATGCGTGAAGTGTTAGACGTTCTATCTGTTTCGAGACTGGAAACGCGCACTACATTTGAATCCAGATCTGTTCGGAGATCGGTAATCAGAGTCTCTTGAACACCGTTCGCTGTTTCTAAATCCGCTATTCTACCTGTATTCGAGGTGACATCCGTTCGAAGATTGTTAATAAGAGATTCTTGAACGATATTAGCCGATTCGAGGAAGGAAATGCGTAAGGTATTTGACGTTCTATCTGTTTCGAGACTGGAAACGCGCACTGCATTCGAATCCAGATCTGTTCGAAGGTTGTTGATGAGAGACTCTTGAACCACGTTTGCAGCCTCTAAATTAGTCACGCGCGTAACATTCGAAGTTAAGTCCGTTTCCAAAACACCTATTCGCGCGGCATTAGATGCCATATCGGGATCTAAAGCCACATCTAACCCGTTTACTTGTACGGCTGCGGCTTCGATAGTACCACTCGCCGTGAGTGAAGTTCCAGTATTAGTGAATTGGACGGTATTAGACGTCACATTACCATTATCTGTGATCGCTTGAAGATTCGTGGCTATACCCGTGAGCTGGCTACCATCGCCGACGAACGTTGAAGCCGTAACATTACCAGTGACAACAACATTTCCTGAAGCGACGAGTGATGTATCGGCGTTTGTAAACTGGACCGTTGTACTCGTTGTATTGCCTTCTTGTGTAGCATTCTCTAAAGATGTGAGTACACCGACCAAATTACTCCCGTCACCCCGAAACTCTGTAGCTGTGATTATACCCGTATCTCCATCGAGTTCAATAGTGGAACCGACCCCCACGTTTGATTCCACGTACGCGTTTCCGTTCACGTGTAAACTCGCATGAGGATCGGGTGTCGTAATACCTACTCTGTTATTTGTGGTATCGACGAACAGGTGGGAAGAGCCTACCAAGAGGTTACTCTCGATATCGACCTTCCCTGAAAATATATGGCTCGTCGTCTGTACCATTTATATTAGCTTAGATAAAATGTACTGCATTTTATGTGAGGTAATGATTATATAGTGATCGAAAACCCTGCCCAAGCTTGAGTCTTTGTCCAAAAAAATTCTATTTTAGTAACGGTTCCGGGTATAGGAATAATACACGATACGACATCGACTGCGTTAAATCGATTTATCGCTGTTATAATTGTGTAATTGGAAATGGGTCCAAACCTATTATTAAATGTATTATTTTCTGATCTATTAATAGAATCCCTAAATACACCTTCTCCGTTTCCCCAAAATCGAAGTTGTGAATATCCCGTAAAACGGGAATCGTACACGCGCATTATAACATTGTCGTTGGGGTGTACATCAATGCCTCGAACGTCAGCTTTTGCTGTTGCTGGATCTTGAGGTCCATACGGGCCGGCTATGTTCAGTTCATATGTATAATTAACCAAATTATACGTTTTTGGCGAAGGATTAATCGTAGAAGTTATGGTCGTAGTACTCACTGGATTTGGATTTGGGGGTGCGGATAACTGTATCGTTTTATTCCGAAAAGAGTTTAATGAGATTTGACCGGAGGCGGTGCTAGATGAACCATCTGAAAAGGGTACATCATAAAATTCACTCATACTATGAGGTGCAGTGTAACGAGAATCGTCGGTCGGAAAACTATTTGCTAAATCCTGCAGACTTACACTCATATATTAGTTTTGTATTTTATTTTCTAATTCTAAAACCTTATCACGAAGTTCTTTTATAGCTTCTATGATAATTCCAGTCATATTACCATACGCGAGAGAATATGTAGTCTCTTCTGAACCGTGCACGACTTCGGGAAGAACTTCTAAAACTTCTTGCGCAATAAGCCCGGTGGAGGGTTTATCATTCATTACGTATGTATACCCATTAAGTTTATCTATCTTATTCAATGCATCCTTTATTTTTACTATATCACTTTTAAGACGTCTATCTGAATACGCGGTAACGTCACCAGTTGCCAAAATATCACCATGAACCTTAAGCCTTTCAGTACTCGCCGCACTACCTATCCCGACATTACCTCCTTCGTATTTAATGTCCGTTCCCACATTCGGAGCTGATTGTGTCCATGGAAGGGCAACCCCCGTCATATTCGAACCGTCTCCATAGACATACCCAGTCACATCGAGATTTCCATTTACGTGTGTATGTCCACTAACGTTTAGTTTAAACGTAGTATTCGCATCCCACGCGGGTGGATCCTCGGGGGCGTTGTTACCTATTCCCACACGCCCGGATGAATGTAAGAAGAAGTCAGGATTTGCACCTCCTTGAGTACTTCTGAAAACGCCTGGAAATAACTGAAGGTTTGTCTCCGACGACATCTATAATTTACGAATATATTTAATATCCGAATAAAATGGGTCCAGAAGCACCTCTCTCTATACTCGTTATCGCGCCTGCGGTTTCGGGTGAAATGTATTCGATGAAAATGGAATAACTTCCTTCACCAGAATTCGCGGCAACAGTAAAATCGGTACTCGGAGTAAGCACCACGGTAGTCTGTGTCACCGTGACTGTAGAACTCCACGGATTCGTACTGGCGTTCCCGAAAATAGAAATAGGTCCGAGTGCTATATTATGAGGAGTGCCGTCTCCACCACGTTCACCACCCGCTAAATCTATGAGCATAGTACTCACTTCATTATCGTCATTATCTATAAGTTGTGCTACAATCTTTGCGTAAAACGGGTGGCTCGTAAACGTAAGTTTGAGCGCTGCAGCCGCGGCGGTCGTAGTAAGGGCAATCGTATCTTTATGACTGTATGTCTTTTTAGTGACACCACCCGTGTTCGTGATGATAGCACCTTCAATCGTCGTATTACCACGAACATCTAAAACATTGGGATGATTTCCATCCGCCTCGATGAAACACTTATCCTTCACGGAAAGAGAGTGTATCGGGGCAGTGTTGGCCACACCCACGTTAGAATTTGTGAAAAGTTTACCGTATACGTGGACGTTCATTGTTTCAGAAAGCTTGGGAACCGCTTGATTTGTATTATCCATAGGACTACTATCCGTGTACGCGACGATGAGTTCCGTAGCGTCAGCATCGTAACACACGGCGACGTTTGAGCTTCCTACGGGTCGATTGTATATATGTCCTAAATCAAATGTTGCGAGATCCGTGTTATTGGTTCCAATTTCAATGAGACCATCCTTAAATTGAGAATTGGTAACATGAATATTAGCGACAGTTCCTATGGACGTGACATTACCGGTCACATAGAGATTACCGTTTACGTTTAAATCACCTTCTGCACCACTACTCGCAGCTGAAATACCCGTGATACTCACGGGAACTTGTGTTCTGAATAATTGTTTGGTACTTTGATTATACGCCACGAACGTATTAGTGGTTGCATCCGTACCATCACCTGCAAATACTGTTGAAATTTCGAGAGGTGTGAGGTAAAAACCACCAGCTTTCGTTGCGTCGATTTTATCATTACTCGCGTTGATGACGACGGAGTTATCGTGCTGATCTTCTCTACAATTCTTACCGAAGCGAAGCTCCGTGGCAGCACCGACGGTACTCAAGTTCTTCGGCATTTAATATTACTACTGATTTTAATTTGCATACATGAGACCCGCACACCCATTATTCACTCTGAGAATATTATAATTTACTGCATAAATAGGGTCTATGATTTCCCTAGACTCACTATGAATCTTTACCGACTCGACACGCGAAAAATTAAGCGAACCAGAAGGCTGTAGGGAACTCGTGTTTAAACAAAACGAATGTAAGAAACAATCTGGAGATGTGACGAAGTTTGTATGGTAATAATGCTGGACATCCACGAAATGGGGCTTCGCCCACTTCCACGAACTGATATCCGTACCGTTGATGCTAATTTTTAGTTTATTATCTATGGAAGTCAATGTACTTTCCATATTCGTATTGGCGCAAGCAATGTATTTAACCGGGTGATTAAACGTCAACTCTTGGACGAGTTCACCGGATGGGATACTTTTTTGTACTTGTGTTATGAGAATGTTATGTTCACGGGAAGCCATTATTCCGCGTTCTTCGTTATCTAAGTAATAATAATTAGCGTAAGCATCCACGTTATAATTACCAGCTTCGGGACCCCAGTAAATACGCAATTCCACGGTACTGTACTGCAGCGCCACGAGAGGAATAGCAGATTGAGGACCCTCGCAATAAAAGAAACGCAAAGGGTAAAAGTATGAGCGAGCAGATGCACCGGGGTGCACACCGTTGGAACTTTTACTCACATTTTGTGCGAACATATCTACAGCTATATTCTCACTAAAATCATAATCTTGAACATCGATAACCTGCCCGGCCACTAAAAGTTCCACCTTATTTATCACATCTCCCCAATCCTGGAGATCTACCGCCTGTGTGTTATTATCTATCGCGAAATAGGTATATCCTAGAAGATCACCGTTTCTTTCGAATTTGATAGATGACATGGAATTACCTTTCACAGCTCCTTGTATCGTCTGCTTTTCGACGGACTGTGAAAAGTTAGAATGCCTTTTGAATGTGGAAGTGAAAAATGATATTTCAGGCTCCCCAATTATATGCTCGTCTTGTGCACCAATTGCCACTAACTGTACGATTCCAGAAGACATACTTACTATAGTAAAAGTATTTTTAAATTACAAATATGTAACGCCCTGAAATCTATGCGAGGTTCTTCTTTTTGCACGTGAACTTAAATATGAATACACAGTTGAGCACCAGGGCCGCTGTACCATCTTGTTTATCTATGTTAAATGTTAACCTGTCAAGTTTACGGATGGGATTATGATACGATTGTACGATGGGATACTCGTTTTTAAACAATACAACCTTAGTACCCGTACCACCTCCGGCTAATAAAACATGACTTCCTATAATTGTTCCAAATACACCGTTTAAATGATTATCAGTCGAATCTTCCAGATCCTGCTTACCGCGTTGAGAAAAATAACTTTTAAGTTCCTCTATACCAACATGTAAAGCTGTTTGTGTAGTTCCATTTGTTGTTATAGTAGCCGCTGTTAACTGTGCCTGAACAACATTTTCGAGAGGAGTTGGTAAAAAAGACGTAAAATCGGTTTTGTTAGTATGATCGATAGTATCAATAATCACGGTATGAATCTCATGATCGTAATCGGGGATATCGGGCTGAGATGTGGCGATGAGAAGCGCCATTTATAATACACTTAGAATTTTTCTACTTAAATACGTTGTAACGATTTAACTGGAAATGAGAATGATTTAAAAAATATTTATCCAACGATCTTGTAATTGGCGTGATCGCGAACGAGCTGCTGGTCGCCACAGACACCACCAGTGCTCGTGGAGTACACACTGTCGTTGAGGCAGTCGACGCTGCTCTTGAGAGACATCAGGGACGCCTGGGAGACGGCCTCGATATCAATATTCTTAGGCTGGTACCTAGACTTGCGATCACTGAAAAGAAGGGCGATCACGAAAAGTAATCCGATGGTGATAGCGATGGCTTTGAGTGTCGCACGGTTGGTAGAGTCGAGCTTCATTTTACTATGTGCTGATATTTTTTTATAAAGTGCGTTAAAGAGAATAGATTAGTTTCATTATAGAGAGTAATGGACGGTGAAATTGTCCTCGACAGGGGAAATGATTCGGTCATGAAACTCGATGAGAGGGAACAAGCCATGATGGATGAGATTCAACTCGATTTTGGTAGACCCCATGCTCACACGGGTAGTGCCCCTACTATTCAGCGAATGCATCGTTCAGATGCCCCGCCTGCCGAAATGTTTCAAGACGACGTAGACGCTTTTGCGAACCCTTCAAAACAGGCGGCTCCCCCACCCCCACAAATGGATGAGCCTATTGATCACGGTGAGTATGATAACGGTAACGCATATAACGCCGCCCCCGCGGCGTTCGATTATGGTCCTGAGCAACACGAAGAACAACCGTCACCTGGATACAAGACGATTGATGAAGAAAAGTCCGATCTTTTGAATAAACTTGGACGACTCGAGAAGCGTGGATTTAATATCAATAAATCACTCAACGCGTACTCGGCTGTGGATGATTTACGCACGGAAGTTAAGCGTATTACGTATAGTATAGATGTAGACAAGTCTATCAAGTTTTCGAGGCGTATGCTCATAGCGTGTGTGACTGGTATCGAGTTCTTGAATAAAAAGTATAATCCATTTGAAATTCAATTAGAGGGTTGGTCTGAGAATCTCATGGAGAACCAGGATGATTACGATGAAGTGTTTGAGGAATTGTATGTTAAATATCGAACGAAGATGAACGTTGCCCCAGAGATTAAGTTAATTATGATGCTGGGTGGTTCTGCCATGATGTTCCATCTTACCAATTCTATGTTCAAACAGGTAATGCCCAACGTGAACGATGTCATGAAGCAGAACCCCGACCTCATGCAAAACATGATGAGCGCGGTTCAGAATACGATGGTTAACCCTGGTCAAACATCTGCCACTCCCCCGGGTGAGCGTCATGAGATGCGCGGTCCGGGGCTCGATATTTCGAGCTTGATGGGTAATATCATGATGCCCCCGGGCCCTCCCATGAACACAACGCCTATGGTTTCCGCCCAACGGGAATATGTACCCGAGGTGGAGGAAGACGATGACGACATTTCGGATATTGTTTCCGAAAGAGCTGCAGATGATATGGACGATGATGTTAAGGAAGTTAAATTACCTGCAGCAAAGGCCAGGAAAGGAGGGCGAAAGAAGAAGGTTGAAATTAATTTATAAACCTATATAAATGATAGGCTACAGCCCGATTGATTTCGACGACCCTATCGAGGTACCGATTCCCAGAAAGAAGGAAATCGTGGCCGATGAACCTCGCATCATAGAAAGAGTTCCAATAAAACCGGAGCCCGAAGAGCCGATCGCTGATGAAGATACCGAGTGTAATTTCCTCGTGTTCTTCTTTATCGTGGGTGTCATTGCGCTAGCCGCAATGGATTCTGCGAAAAGGTAAGTATCATAAATGTACCACACGAGTCATCTTGTGTGTTAGATTTATAATTATTTATTATCGACGTGATATCCTTTAATTATTTTCCAAATCGGAAACGCGTTCCAGTAGGGCATGGTACGCTTGTTCCATGACTAATATTCGTTCTTGTAAATTTGTTGTTTTTAATTTTTCACGATCGAGATCGGTTTCTAGTACAGCGATCTTATCTTTTTCTGTTTGAAATTCTGTATTAATAACCTTAGTTTGTAATTCCTCTTTTACAATACGCACGTCTTCTTTTGTGGTTTGAAGGTCGGTTTTTGTGGTTTGTAATTGAGCATCCACCTTTTGAAGACCTGCCGTGGTCAGTACAGATAATCCGGTGTAGTCGAGTGATAACACATTTTGTGTTTCTACCGGCGTCGTGTATTTTAAAGTATATGTTTTCTGAACTTCAGGGTTTAAATTTGCGTATACTTCGGAATTAATTCTGGTTTCCTCTTGTTCCTCGTTATTAGGTTCGTCGCGTATATAAAATGGTACACATTTATCTTGATCGATCGAATCTAATTGATCATATTCATCGGATGAGATATCGGTTTCTACTATTTTTGTTTCTTCACCGCTTACGAGAAATGCGAGTTCTGGTATTTTACGAACATCTTGCGCGATAAAACCA